AGCAAAGGCAATTTCACGGGTATGCAAAATATCCAGCATTGCTACACTGACACCGAGATTGTGCCGGCGCAGCTCGTGACACCCGGATATGGCAGCGATCCGATGGTATTCAGCGCCGCAAACGCGCAAGTTCAATCGATCTCCAATGCGCAATTTCGTGCGGTCTTTATCTGCGATATCGATGCAACTGCGGTGAGCAACTGGACGCAGATTTTCAGCTGGAAGAACAGCAATAACTTCGTCTCGGCGTTCGCTATTGCCGGCTGGCCGAAAATGCAGCTTGGTACGAAGATTTATGACGCGAGCGTCGTTTACGCGGTCGGTCAGAACGTCACTTGCGCGCAGTTTGGCAATGTGCCGTATGCGGTCCCGTCCAATAAACACAATGTCGGCGTGACGGGGATTGTCTTGGCAAACGGCACACCAGTCAGAATGGATCTTGGCACGGCGACGAGCATAGAAAATATGGGCGTGTTCACTGCGGTGAATGACACCGGCTGGACCTTGCTCGGCGATTATACAACCGATTACCCGCTCTCGACGCAGATCCCGCAAATGTGGACCAACGAACGGTTCATGTTCAATTTCTTAGGCAATACGTTAAGCCTTACGCTCAAGCAATTTATCGACGAACCGGGCAACCAGCGCTATCTCGCTTTAATCGGTGAGACGATTCAACAATATTGTAACCATTTGGTTGCGATTCAGGCAGCCAATACTGCGCGCGTCATCTTCGATCCGTCAAAGAACTTGGTCACCGATATCGAGGCTGGCAGATATACCTATACGATCTTGTGGACGCCACCGACGCCGATCCGCACTCTGATCATTCAGCAGAGCTATGATGTCAATGGTCTCGCTGCGTGGGTCTCGCAGATAACTATTCCGAGTATTTCTTAGCGTATGCCGGTTTATCCATATAGCGTCAAAAACTTCAATGTGTACGGGCCGAACGGGGTTGAGGTCGCAGTAAGCGATATCACGTTGCCGCATTTGCAGTGGGTCAAGGATACGGTACGCGGCGCCAGCTGGGCAGGTGAATCGAATCTCGGCATCGAAGGCAATCCGCAGCCGATGGAAACGCAGATTACCTTTCACACGACCAACCCGTATTCGCTTTCGCTGTTTCAGGGTGGCGGCCAGCGGATCCGCTGCTTGAGCTCGATTTATGGTGCGGACACTTCCAGCGGCGTCGTCAGTGAAGAGCCCGAAGAAATTATCATGATGGTCTGGACTCAAGGCTATAATTTGGGCAAACGCGAGACGAGCAGTAAAGGCGGGGTTGTCGTCGGATTCGATTGTACATATTTGGCGCTGCTCTGGGGCGGGATCAAATACTGGGAGATTGACCAGGGTGGGAACGTCTGTATCATCAACGGGGTCGATATAAACTCGATCACGAGAGCGAATACCTAATGTCGCGTTAAAGAGAGCGTATCTGCCGAAAGGTAAGAACGGGCTCGATGGGAGGGGTAACCCTCCCCGCGACGCCATCGCCGAGTATTTCTCGGTGTATGGCTCAACCGCAAGAATCCCAACCTGAGACGCCAACATTCGAGGTTGTCTCAGAGACAGAAAATGACGCGCGTTATTTCTATCTGTCGGCAGCGATCAACGTTGATGGTAAAGAAATTTCGCGACTCCTTCTCGATCCGAAAGGCAAACTGACCGGGCGTGACTTATTTGACCTCGTGCGTACGTACGAGCGCCGCTATCCGGAAAGCAGTAGAACGACGTTCAATAAGTTTATCTCCGAACCGTTTCTTGGTCTGGTAATCGCCAAACTCAATAAGATTACCCCGGAGGACTTGTACAAGATGGCTTACGAAGATTTGCCCTTGATGTTTCTGCAAGCCGGCAGTTTTCAGTTTTCGGGCGGCCGGAAAGAGACGGCGAAGGAGTAGATCCCGATCATGATCCGTCGCTGCTATGGCGCAAGATTTTCCTAAGCCTGGCCCACTTCGCGCCTGGGATCGAGTTTTGGCTCAACCAGCCACTCGACGAGACTCTTCTGTGGTGCGAAGCGTTGAATCAGGTGCTCGAGCCAGAGGCGCGATAGATGAGAAGCGCTGGGTCATCGTCACGCATCTTGGGTTAGGTGACGGTATCGTGCAGGCTGGGCTCATGGTCGCGCTGCTCGCGCGTTGCGAAGAATTGGCGTTTCCGTGCTATCCGCAATACAGCGAAACGTTCAGATCGATTTTCGCGAACCATCCGCAGATCACAGTTTACAAGGTGCCACAAGTCCAAGGAGAAGACTGGGGCTCGCCTCGAGACACGACGTACGATGGCGCAATCGAGGAAGCCGGTTTTGCTGATTGGCGCCAAATTCGTCTCGGCATCTACAACGGCCGCGGAATCGGCTGGGATTTCACGAAAGATTTCTACGAACACGCAGGAATCCCCTATGAGATGAAATGGCGCTTGTGCCCGATCTCGGCTGCCTGGCGACAGGTGCCACAAGTCGAGCCGCAAATGGGCAATGGCATGCGCCGAATCTTTTTACACGACGACGTGTCGCGCAACTTCCGTATCCGGCGCCAGCAGATCTCGCATGGATTCATGTTCAGTCCACCACAGGATTATACGCGCTCAGTACTGAGCTATGCGCAATACCTGATTCACGCCGACGAAGTCCATTGCATCGACAGTGGCTTTTTCTGGCTCGCTGATAGCCTTCCCGTGCAAGGGCGTCTGTTCCTGCATAAGTATGCGCGCTGGCAACGGCCGTGGCATTTTAAATATGAGACGTTTCGCTATTGGAACTACGTCGATTGAGTAATTCTTAGAAGATATGGCCGCAGCTCAAGATGTAACCTTTGATGTCCTGCTTGGCGGGAAGATTCAGCCTCAAGTCATCAAGATGTTCAATGACTTGGAAGCGATGATGAAAAAGCAAGGTGCGACCGCGAAAACGATCAACGCGGTCATGGGCCGAGCGTATAAAGAGACGTTCGATGAGATCGGCAAGGATGCGAAGAAAGGTTTCGAATCAGTCGAGAAGTCCTCGGCAGCAGCCTTTCACAAGATGATCGAACATGCTCGCGAGGCGCAAGCTAAGGTTAACGAATCTTTCGCCAAAATGCGCGAGGGATATAACAAGTTTGCCGAACTGGTCAAAAAACCGCTCGAATATTTTGGGATAACGGGTGTTGTGGCCGGCGCAGCTGGAACATTCTTTGGCGCCCGCGCTGGAGAAGAATTGATCAAAGAAGGGATCAAAGTGCATCGCGCACGCGAAACACAGGCTGCGACGCTGCGAGCGACATTGATGGGCCGCGGTGCAGGTCTCGAAGCGCCCGAATGGGAAGAACGCGCGGAGCAAATGGCACGTGAAGCTCATGTTGGGCACGAAGAAGCGATGAAGCTGATGACACGCCTTGCAGCAAGCGGGCGCTACAACGCTGAGCAGGCACAGCGCATGTCGATGGCATTGATTGGCTTGGGTGGCGGAACCGCTGAGGGCGCAGAAGCGTCTCGCGCGGCTTTCGGTAAAGCAAGCATGATGATCACAGCCGGGAAAGTCAGACCTACTGCGATCGCTGGGATTGCTGGCGGCGCCGGCCTAGGCGGCGCGCTCTTGCAGCAGATTGCACGCGATACAGGCATTCCGATCACTGAGCTGTCGAAACAATTCGGTGCTGCGAAAGTCTCGAAGAAGACAGGCGAGGTCACGGGCGGCGCCTTAGCAGGGGCCAAAGGTATCCAAGCGCTCAACAAAGCAATCCTTGAGCTTGGCGAGAGTCGAGGGTTCGAGCTGATCAAAGCGAAGATGAGCGGCATGAATGGGCTGTTCTATCGTTTCGGCGAAATATGGGAAGACTTCGTGGACAAGATCGGCAAAGGGTTCGAAGAATTCATTTCACCGCTTGCCGAGCGTGTCAGCTCGATGCTTGAGTCCATAAACTTCACTGAGCTTTTCAAGAACATCGTCGAGCGGGCGAAAGAATTCGGACACTTGCTGCAGGCCGTCTGGGACACCGTCGCAAACGCGCCTGTCCTGAAGACCATGCAGGCCATGTGGGAAAATTTCTGGCACGCGTTCACCGGTGGAATCGACCTGTACGAGAAAGATTACAAGAAAACCTGGGCTGACGCGCAGCATACGCACGTCGTCATGGCGCGCCAAATGACCGAGGCCGGCCAGCGCTGGGTACAGGCTACCAGCGAACGGATCGAGGCCATCATGCAAGCCATCATGACGACTTTCCAGTGGTTTATCGACCACGGCAAAGACGTCGTTTGGTGGGTTGAAGCTATTGCAAAGGCCTTTATTGCGCTGAAAGCGATCGAGGTTGCCACGACCATAATTAATTTTACCAAAGCTGTCGCGGGATTAACAACAGTGATTAGCGGCCCCGGAGGCGTCCTTGTCGCAATTGCTGGCATGGTCACCTATTTCACGAAATTGATTGAAAGCGGGACTAAATACATGCAGACCGAGCAGGGCAAAGCTCAGGTTAAAGCACAGGAAGCAGCTCGCCTCCATCCAGGTGAATCCGCTGCAGATATCGCCCGCAGCATGGCAGCACAAGGTCAAGGTTCGACGCCAGCCGCGCGCGCAGCGTATCAGACTGGTCTGGAATACGCGTCGCGAAGCAATGATAAAGCAGCCGAATCAGCTTTGAAGACTGCTGACGCCTTCGAGAAGCTTAACAAGCTTAATGAAGATGTCAGGATTCAACAGCAACGCCACAAGATCATGATCGAGCAGGGCGCTGCTGCCGTGAAAGCGTTCGACGACGCCTTGAAAATGAGCACGGGCAACGATCTGAAACATTTCGACATGGCCGTCGATACTGCTACACAAGCGTTGCTGCAGTTGTCTCAAAACATGTCGGGACTGGGCGGTTTCGCTGGCGGCACTGGTGGTGGTGCTGGCGGTCCGACAACCAGCGGTTATGCCGGCGGTGACTATTTTACGCAGTATGGTCCCGCAGTCGCCGGCGACCAGCCAGGGCAAGCGACCTACGATTGGAATTCATATCATCACGTCGGTGCGTGGCCAGGGAAAACCGGCCCACTGCGCGCAGGGGATGTTGCGCTCGGGCTCGGTGCGCAAGCAAAGTATCATGTGCAACCTGGCGACACGTTCGTTGCCGGCGACGGTAAAACCTACCGGTTCGCTGATCGCAGCGGGTCGAAAAACCCGATGAATATCGACGTGTTCAAGGGCGCGATGGGGGGCATTTTCCGCAGACCGACACAAGCTTTAATAGGGGAAAGCGGGCCCGAGGCGGTGCTGCCACTTCAAGGTGCTGGTGCGGCAGTCGCCGGCCTCGGCTCGACAACAATCAATATCACTGTCTCGGGTATCGGTGATAGTGCTGAACATATCGCTGCGGAGGTCGACCGTGTGCTGCAACGCCATTACAGACGCTCGGCTGTCGTATGAGTAACGGCACGCAGACCTATCAAAGTTTTACCGTCTACACGACCGTCGGCGATGAGACATGGGACCAGGTCTCGCTCAAGGTTTATGGTGCCGAGCATTACGCGAATGTGCTGATGCGCGCCAACCCGATCTATGCTGATATCGTGTTTTTTGACAGCGGCATGGTACTGATTCTGCCGCAGCTGACGACCGTGTCACCGGTTAACGTGATGCCGTGGAATCTGATGTTCCAATATTCGTAAGCTTATGGCTGGGTTGATCAGGTTTGCTCAACCGAAAATTACCTATCAGGGCAACGATGTCACGGCTGACTGGGTGCCAAAGCTCACACATTTGACCTGGAAACGTGGTATCGGGCAGAGCAAGCGCGCTGACACAATCTCGCTGCAGCTCGCGGATCCTGACGGCAAGTTCAGACACACTTACAACGTCATCGCAAAACAGAACATTCAACTCCAGGTTGAATCATTTAACTGGAACTACGCCGGCGAACACCTGATCAGCGATGCAACGCAAATGCAGATTACGCGCATCGAGATTCAAATGAGCAAGACCGGCGGCAGCACGCTGCATATCGAAGCCTCATCGATCCCGCCGACTGCCGGCTTCCGATTGACCAAAAAAAGCCGCAGCGCCGTGAAAACGGATTTGAAGACTGTCGCAGGACAGATTGCGAAGGATAACGGCTGGTCGCTCGATTATCGCGCAAGCGCTGCTCCAAAAGTTGCTTACTCAGCGCAGCATGATCAGAGCGACGCTGCGTGGCTTGAACGTTTCTGCCGAGAGCAAGATCTGGCGTATAAAGTCAAGAATGGCAAACTGACCATCGTTGGCAACCAGGATCTTGAGGCGCAAACGCCCGTCGGGACGATTATCTGTCCGACACCATCTAATCCAGGTGGAATCAACGGCCGCGGCTTGCTCAATGTGCGCTTATTCGAGGACGTTGAAGATACTTATGCGCACAGCGTGGTGACCTCAAAGGATCTGAAAACCGGGAAAATTACGCAGGGCCAGGCTGATGATCCGGATCCGAATGGACCGACTTTGAACCAAGTGCACAAGCCTACGGCGATCGCTGCTGGTCCGGATACCCGCGAATATAAAGCGGGCCAAATTGAGCAATGAAAGGAGAAATACTACTGATGTAACGATTTATTGTTCTTCTGCCAAAAAGCGTTCTCCCCAGGACAGAGAGCTCGGGAGTATATCTGGATATGAGCACAGCAACACCACTTGTCTCAGCAGCTGGTATTTGGTACGCGTATTTCGGCGCGCAAACACATCCGGGCGATAACGTATCGCATCTTCTCGATTTAATAGGCCCGGAAGCGCTCGGTAATGATACGCTTTTTAGCGCTGTCGATTCGGGCGTATCGCTGACTCACCGCGCTTTAGTCAACGTCGATGTGCATGCGGACTGCGAGCATGAGGTTGCCATCGAGCGCACGCTCGGAGTGCAGCTCGACAAGGGTGAAAGCGGCGGATTAATGGAACGCGGGAACTCTATTTTCGTTGCCGGATGCGGTAACGCTGCGTATCAAGGCATCCTTGAGCAAGGGCATATCGTGCGCACATTCGTCAGCTCACCAGGTGACAGCGTCGCAATCACTGACGGTTATATCTCGGTCGTTGCGCAACCCGTCTGATGGGTACTCCGCAAGTTTTCCCATTGCTATGGGGCAACAATCAGGGTCAGAACGCCACTGGCGGCAATAAACCGCCACCATGGGATCCGAAAGCGTTGCCGCCGAGTCCGATTGACCCGAATATTCGCGAAGCGAAACCTTACCAGATCGTTCAGGATCAGGCGAATCCCGGCAAGACGCCACTCGAGACCGAGCTTGATAAGGTGCAACAACACAACAACGTAGCAGCGAACACGCTTTGTCAGAAGAACAGGAAACGGAAACAATCCTCGTTAGAACTCCCCTTCGATCCGACTATTGAAGAAGGAACGGTTTATCAGTTGCAAGGCTTCGCCAAAAACTTCGATGGCAAATGGTTAATCACCGAAGTGCAATACAGCTTCGCAGGAAAGGGCGGCAGCCGTCTTTCGCTTGAGCTGATGCAATGTCTCGACCCACCAAACAAAACGCCTGGGGCGGGCGCTCACGCAGCTGCAGGGGCAAACGGCAAAAAGCCCATCACTGTACCGCAGCAACCGACGCAAAAGACTGACTTGCTGCATGACGCCGGCATCAATTCCATTACGCCGCAGCCGGCGAACGTCGCCAACCTCACGCTATCAGGCAACGAGATCGCGCCGACGTGGTTGAACGCTCATGGACAATTGAACAGCGACCAGCAGGATCTGAACGCTGAAAACGCAGGGCCGACAGGATGACACAAACCGAATTCGACATAATCAACTCGATCGCTAGTCAATTGCAGCATTTCGTTGATGGCGATAATCTGCAAATGCCTCGGCAAGCTTTACAAGATTTACTCGATCAAGCGGAAAAGCTTTTGTATCGAGGACGTTGTCAATTGATCGCTGAGCGTGATTATGGGCATCAGCAAAGCCTATCATGAATGACGGGCCATCCTACGGCAGCGATAACGAATTTCAGCGGTTATTGAACTGCATTCGCAGTGGCACGGTCATCAACCGCCGAAATGGTACAGGCGGACCGGAAGTCCAAATTGCCTATACCGACAGGAATATCATCACTGATTGGACATCTGTCGGTACGCATGGTAGCGCGGGCTCATTCCACACACACAGTTGTCCTGATATCGGCGATAACGTCACCGTCTTACATCTACCGACCGGGATTGAGCAAGGGATTGTCGTCTGTACGAATCCGACCTCGAACAATCCGACTTTTGTCCCAAACTCAATCGATTCCAAAGCGATGTCCGGGCAAGATGGATCGTTTTTCGAGCACGAGCCGAATTCTGGAACAACCACAATCGCCGGCGTCGCTCACCTGCACATTCAAGCAGGTGAAAGTCTGATGTATCTTGCGACCGAGAATATTCAGGTCAGCGGCAATTGGACGAAGCAGGTCGGCGGGACGATCACAATCAACGCTGGCGGCAATGTCAAAATTACCGCGCCTCAGATCAACCTGAACGGCGTGCTAATCGATAGTTCAGGTAATGTGACAATCCCAGGGACCTTGACTGTCAAGGGCACGACCACGATGGCTCTGGCGAGTGCAAGTCCGCATTGTTTGAATAGTGACGGTTCAGGAGGTGGAACCTAAAAAAAAACCTTATTTTTTCGGTGTCGGACTCGGAGTGGGGCTCGCGGTCACAAAGCTGAACGCACCCACCTGCGTTATTTTCTGTTTTGTCCCCGGCGTAAACACAAAAGCGCCCAGTTGCACTACGTTGGACTTATTCGCAGTCCCATTGGTTTGATCGGCAATCCGACCGTGAAGGTGAAAGGGTCGCTGGCCGGCCCCTCCAATCCCAAGCCGTTGACTGCATTTGCCGTGACCGTGTAGCTGCCGTTTGGCGTCGTCGCCAAGTCGTAATGTAATTGCTGGCTGCCATCCGCATTGACTTGCGCCGGCGTTGAAATCGGATTCGCCGTAAGTCCCGTGACGACGTAACTGACCACATTTAAAGATTGCTGGCCAGTAACTGCAGGCACTGGATCGCAGACGAGGAACGGCGAAGCAAAAGCCACATTGGCCAGGGATAATAAGATCAGGAATAGTGTTTTCATATGGTGATCTGTTCAAGTTGCGCAGTCGGATAGCTACCGTCGAATGGCGCATCGAGTACCCAAACGTTTTGCGCTTGAGGTGGCGCGAAAAGTAATAGTTGCAGTTGCTGCGTCAGATCGACCTCGATCTCGAGGCGGATACTGTAACGGCCGCCCATGATGTCTTGCGGATTGAGCACAAACTCCAGGTTTTTGACTTTCGCGCGTGGTTCCCAGATTGAGATTGCCAGCATGGCGGCAACCTTGCCTTGCATCAATCCAATCGTTCCTGGCTGATCAATCCATGCTTGGGCCAGTCCGAATGTCCGCAGTAACGGCTGCGTCCCGTAGGGTGTACTCAGCAGATTGAAAACGTTGCTCAGGACAAGCTCGACTGAGTTCTCTTGTACGCGCCAGTCCCACTGGAAATTGCCCTCGATCAGGTACTGCGTACCGCCAACTAAGACTGAGAAATTTTTGTAGACTATCACAGGGTCAATGTCCCGCGGCGCGTAGGTTTGCGATTGCCGTATTTAGCGTCGCTTGCGTCGGTGCCATAATCTGCGTCACACTGCCAGGCGCCAGCGACGATAACATCGAGCTGATCGAATTGCCGATGGAGGCGCCGCTTAAAGTCTGTTGTACACGACCGACGAGACCTCCAAGCTGCGTCATACGGCCGAGACCGAACATCCCGGTTGCGGTTGTCGCGATATTGAGCCCGCCCATGACGCCGCTGACTGCACTTGTCATGCGCGCAACCGCCCCGCCGAGACCCGGCAGCGAGCTTCCCAGCGCTGAGAGCGGTCCGCTCAAAGAGAGCGCGCCGGCGTATTCGATTAGTTTAACGTCGATGTCGCCGATGATCAGACTCGAAGTAATAAACTTGCTCATTTTGGTGCCGATATCCTCGACGACAAACAAGGTCAGAAATCCGCGGCCGACCGGGGTTGATCCGACAATCAAAGGCACAGGCATTTTTGCATCCATCAAGGCCTCGAGCGTTGTCATCGCTTTACCTGGCGCGAGCGTGTATGGCGCATGAAAATGCATTTGGATCGAAAGCTCGATCGGTTCAGCACCCGTATCCTCGAGCAGATCAATCATTTGAATGATGCGGTGACGGACGAAAGTTTCCTTTTTGGTCTTGCTCATCGAGTGAAAGGTCGACATTGAACCAAGACCTCCTTGGAAGATTACGGGCCCGAGTGCGCCATCCATACGCTTAAGAATTACCCGCGAAGTATTTCTTCAGAGTATGGCGCAACCCGATCCTTTTGCTGGCCTACCTGAGATAAGCTTTTGCCAAGTCGACTTGAAAGCGTTGCAAGCTGAAGCGGTTTCAGGCTTTCAGCAGCAATGGTTCAAGCTGACCGGCGAGCAGTTGAGTCTGACGATGGCCGATCGGCGCGCAAATTTCATTTATTCGATTGTCTATTATCTCGCGCAGGAACGCATGCTGATCGATGCAAGCGCGAAGCAGAATCTGTTGCCATACAGTCTCGGCGGATTTCTCGATTCACTCGGAATGTTTTTCGATAGTCCGCGGCTGCCGGCATCACCAGCGTTTACGACTATCGAATTCACCTTGAATCAGGTCTATGCGGTCAGTCAGACCGTGCCGGCTGGGACCGCGGTCCAAAGTCCGTCGAGTGGCATGGTGTTCGCGACTGATGCGGATTTGACCATTGCACCAGGATTTTTAACAGGCTCGATCTCTGCTACTTGCACCACTGCGGGCCCTGGCGGTAACGGGCTTTTCGATATCAACGAAGTCATCAATTGGACGATCATCACCTTTACAGTCACCGCACAGAATCCACAACCATCAATCGGTGGCGCCGATACTGAGACCGACGAGGCGTATCGGATTCGATTGCTCAGCGCGACTGATTCATATTCGCCGGCTGGCCCGAAAGGGCGGTACCGCTATTACACTGAGAAGGTCAGTCCGGATATCACCGATGTCTCGGTCTTAGGTCCAGAGGACGGGTTATCACCTGGGAACGTCCAAGTGGTCGTCTTGCTGCAAAACGGTCAGTTTCCCGACGCGCAAATGCTCCAGAAAGTCTACAATGCGCTGAACATCGATACGGTGCGCGACTTATGCGCAAACGTGACGGTGACCGCGCCAAGCGGTGTCCCCTACACGACGAGCGTGCGCTATTGGATCGATCAATCCCAGGCGACCAACGTAGTTTTCATTGAGGATCAGGTGACCAATGCAGTTAATGCGTGGATTACGGGCAATAAGAATGCACTCGGAGGCTCGATCAATCCAGCAACGCTCTCGCAAGCGGTCATGGAAGCCGGCGCTTCCTATTGCATTGTCGACGCACCGCAACGGATCGGACTCTCGATCGCGCAAGTAGGTGTACTGACCAACGATCCAATCATCAGTTATCAAGGCCTCGAGAGCGACCTGCAACCCTTGCCGATATGAGTGCTTCAATCGATCAGGTCTCACTTGTCGATTATCTGACGCCGGCGCTTCGCCAAGACCAGTTTTTCTACTGCCTGGCGCTGGCGCTCGATCCGATGCTTGCCGATATCCGCTCGCAGATCATCAACAACAACATCCTGGCTCGCCTGCCGAATCAATCCAGCGCAACGCTTGATTTTCTGGCGCACTATCATTTCAATGTCGACGTTTATCAGGATACGCTCAATTACGGCGTCAAGCTATTACTGGTCCAAAATGCGATCATAAACAAGATCCGCAAAGGCACTCCAAGCGCAGTCAAAGCCGCGATGAATGCAGTGTTTTCGTACTGCGAGCTGATCGAATGGTTCCAAGATACGCCAAAAGGGAAGCCGAACACATTCAGGATCAAGGTCGCCGATCCGCTGGTTGACCCGAATAGGGTTAATTCGATGATCAAAACAATCATCGCAGTCAAAAACGCCCGCTCATGGTTTGCCGGCGTCTATTCCTTCCAAGCCTTTCCCACTGGCACCGTCTACACAGGCGGACTGCTCGGCGAATATGACTACCGCGTTTTGCCCTACACCCCAACGATTCGCTAGTATTTCTCGCATATGTCGTTCTCGCCTCTCCAAGTCACTAATCAAGGATTGAATGCTCTCGCGGAGATTCCGACGGGCGCGACTCTTGTCATTACGAAAGTCGAGGCGGGCTCAGGCTATCCAGTAAGCGGCGATATCGTCGGCAACTTCACGCAGCTCAAAACGTACGTGATGGACGCTGACAGTACGTCGACGAATACCGCTGTCCTGTATCAGACCACGATTCGTTGTAATATCACGCCGAGCAACGCGCCGAAAGTCTTTCAAGTCAACGAGTTTGGGGTGTTCGCATCGCTGAATAATCAGGCGCCGTTTCTGTTCGCTTACACGTCGACTGGCGCACCGACTGGTGACACGGTCGATCCGGCAGCGCCCGTCGTTAAAGAATACGTGCTGCCAATTGTTTATGCTACGACCCAGCAGGTCACTACCAGCATCACGATGACCGATGTCGTCGGCTTGCACGGCTCGACGCACCTCCCAAGCGGCATCGATCCATTGCCGATCGCAAGTTCGACCATCGGCGGACTCTGTCCCAAAACCCCGAATAGCGCGACTCAGGTCCTTATCGGTAGCGCAACGGCAGCATTCGGACCATTGCCGTTGCATGGCCCGACGCATATCTCGACCGGGCGCGATCCGATTCCCTTATCGACGACCGTGGCGAGCGGATTATTGCTCCCATTGAGCGGTAACAGTAACGATGTCCTGCTCGGCACCGGGCAATGGGGCGCGGGATTTTTCGCCGGCTGCGTGCTCGATTTCGCAGGCCCCGGCGCGCCTCCCGGCTGGCTCAAATGCGACGGGCAAGCCTACTCTCGCACGACCTACAACACGCTGTATCTAGCGCTTGGCGGTGCAGGTTCGCCCTGGGGGCAAGGTGATGGTTCGACTACGTTCAATGTTCCTGATCTACGTGGACGCGTATCGGTCGGCAGCGGGCAAGGCGCTAATCTCTCCTATCGCCAAACAGGACAATACGGTGGCGAAGAAAATCACACGCTGAGCTTATATGAAATCCCATCGCATAACCATGGCGTCAATGACCCTGGACACGCACATTCGGTTTACGATCCGACGCATGCGCATGGTATTTACGACCCTGGACACACACATAGCTATTCAGACCCTGGACATCATCACAATACCGAAACTCTAAATTGGCAATATCCAGCGACCCCGTGGCCGCATTGGTATCCACCTGCTGGTCAGGCTGCGGATTACTGGATAAGAGATATGCGGGCAGTCTCGAGCACTAATGGGATTGGTATCTCGATCGCCTACGCTGCTACTGGTGTTAGCTGCTATGCCAGCGGAACCGGAATCGCGATTTATGGGAGTTACACTGGGATATCGACACAGAACGCGGGGAGCAGTGGAGCACATAATAATATGCCCCCGTATGCGGTCTTGAACCGAATAATCAAATACTAAGAGCGCATGCATTATAAAACTGATCTACTAACGGATGAGCAAATGGCGCACTTCGAAGTGAAAGTTGGCGACGAGCTCGTGCTCGATATACCTGATGTATCTGGTGAAGTAACCCAGCAACGTTGCCAGGTGAGCGCCGTTCAGATCGAGGATGCGGGGAAACATCCTGAGACTGGGAAACATTTAACCAGAGTGACGTTGACCCTTATCTGACGTGGCCGCCCAAAACGATATTGTGGTTAGAGCTGGACGCGATTTCTACCTAAACGTAGAAATGATCACCGGGCTCGGCAATCCAGCTAACCTGACAGGCTTTCAGCTTGAAATGACGGTTAAGAAAGTGCAGGGCGACCCAGATAGTCTCGCGCTCTACAAGGGTGTACCGTCCCTGAGCAATCTGCCGTTTGGGACGTTTTCATTCCATATTCCGCGCAGCCAAAACGCCGGCTGGTGGGTGCCACCGCCCTCAGGCAGCGGTGCGCTGACAAGCACGATGGTTTATGATGTGAGCTGTCTCGATATCAACCTTGTACCGAACATGATCACATTGATCGAAGGAGCCGTCAGCGTCATTGGTCCTGTCACTGTAACAATCCCATAACCTATGGCACAAATTGTCGTTCCAGTCCCTGACCCGCAAACGGTTGTTCTGTCGCTCAACGATATCACGGCAGTCGGTCCTCCGGGCCCCGTCGGTCCTGCAGGACCGCAAGGCATCCAGGGCCCGACCGGGCCGATTGGCCCGCCATTGCAAATGAAGGGTACCGTTGCATCGCACGCGAATCTGCCGGCAAGCGGGAACACGGTTGGCGACGTCTGGATTACCGCTGACACTGGGCACGCCTGGTCATGGAATGGCACAAGCTGGATCGATTGCGGCCAGTTTCAAGGACCACAAGGCGCCACCGGCGCAACCGGCGCACAAGGTCCAAGTGGCACCGCGGCTACGATTGTCGCGGGCCCAACTACGACAGCCGCAGCGAGCACGCCGGCCAATGTCATCAACACCGGGAACTCAACCGCTGCGGTATTCGCGTTCACGATTCCGCGCGGCGTGATCTGGTTTAACGGAAGCGGTCCACCTGGCACAATCAGCGGCGCCCTCACTGGAGATTACTATCTAGATAATGCGAGCGGCAATTATTATCAGTTTTAATGTATGACCGCGATTCTGCCACCAGCGCCAATGGATATCACCCAATGGGTGCGCGGCGATAATACCTACGCCCATATTCCGCGGGTTGATCCGACTCAAGACGGGCTATGTCCGCAGCTCGCGAACACGGGCACGAAGTTCCTGCGCGATGATGCGACGTGGCAGCCGGCTTCTGGCGGCACCGGTTCAGGCTATACCTGGCGCGGCGCGTGGAACACCACAACGACGTATGCACCTTATGATTCGGTCTCGCGCAGTGGCTCGTCATATGTCTGTATAATCGCAAACACGAACATTGATCCGGCAGTCGATACGACATATTGGAACCTGATGGCGCAAGCTGGTAAAGCAGGCTCGACTTGGTACAATGGTGCCGGGGCACCAGTCACCGTAGCTGGGGCAATTCCTGGCGATTACTATCTCGATGATAATTTGGGAGGAGTCTATGTATTATCGTGAAATAAGAAAGGCGGGATAGCTATATCGCATGGACCCAGGTAGCTAACATTAAAGGACCAACCGGCCCGCAAGGTGCGCAAGGACCTACCGGGAATACCGGCGCGACTGGCCCGCAAGGACCTACCGGGAATACCGGCGCAACTGGCCCACAAGGAGCGACCGGAGCGACCGGTCCAACTGGCACCCGCGGCAGTTTGTGGTATTCGGGCAGTGGCGCGCCTAGCACGATTACGGGTCAATTAGTCAATGATTTATATCTGGATACGGCATCGGGAAATGTTTGGCAACTTAGCTAAGACTGCTTATGGCTTGGACACAAATTGGTAATCTCAAAGGCCCAACAGGAAGCACGGGTTCGCAAGGACCACAGGGCAATCCCGGCGTCGGCTTTACCTGGCGCGGGACTTGGAGCGCCTCCACTCCTTATGCGCTCAATGATTGCGTCGCCAGAACGAATCAAAGTTATATTTGCACTGCCGCCAATACGGGCAACGACCCCGCAACTGACACGACGCACTGGAACCTAATGGCGGGCGCAGGCACTAGTGCACCATCGACTGATGCCGGCAATATTGCGACTCTTGGTAGCGATTCACATATTTATGTGCCGAACCCGACGCCTACCATCACTGCGGTCAGACTCAGGTCACTCTCGGCAGTGGGCAACGGAACGTTCGAGGTGGATCAAAAGCAGTGCGGCGCTTCATTCGCTGTTACAGGTGCTGGTGGTACTGGTCCAGTAATTGATCGGTGGATTGCCGGTGTGACTGGCACCTTGCGTTTTTCGGTTCAACAAATTGCCGCCAATGTCGCGGTTCCTGGCACGAGCTATTACATCACCAGTAAAATTTGGCGGGTTACGATGACGACGAGCCAGGCCAGCTTGGGGACCGGTGATTATTTAGATCTCTGGACCAATATCGAAGGCCCCATGCTCAGGGAACTCTATGGGGACGTACATTCGGTTAGCATCTTGTGCCGTAGCTCAGTGGCCAACCAAAAGTTTGGGATGAGTCTGACGGATGGACCGCAATCGCGGGCACTCGGGAAGCTTTGCACTCTGGGAGCCGCCAATACCTGGGCCCTGATTACGCTGCCAAGCCTGCCGGTGTTTCCGGTTGCAAACTTTTCGGTTAATCCAGGCGCGGTAGGATACGCACTGAATATCGTATTGGCCGCTGGCACCGGGCTACAAGTAGCGGCCAATGATACGTGGCAAACGACTTCGACGCTCTGGGCACCCGCCGGGATCGACAATTTCGCCGCTAATGCAGGCGCGACCTTCGACCTCGCATTTATCCAGCATTGCCCCGGCACCAATGTGGACCTGATCGATAAATCTTGGAGCCAGAATTACGATGAATGTTTGCGGTATTTCCAGAAAAGCTATCCATACGCATCCAAGGCAGGGAGTACCAATCAGGGTAGTTACTCGAAATTCCAAGCGATTGGCGCAGTATCTGCAGCTACGTACGTTCTTTATGGCGATTCCAGATTTAGTAAAAAAATGGCTAAGTCACCCACTTGCACTGTCTATCATCCTAATAACGGTTCCGCATGGCAAGTGGACGGTTGGTACGCGACTAGCGGTACAGTCCCGAATGCTAACGCGGCACTGGGCGCTACCAGCGTGACAAACAGCGAAAGTAATATTGTGGCTGTAGGTATGGCCAGTGGTACCTCAACCGCACCGATCATTGGTTTTTTTGAATGGACCGCAGACACCGGTTGGTAAAAATGAAAGTCATCACGTTCAGCCAGAAAGTCACGGTTAATACGGTACACGGTCAGCATAGCGTTGCCGTGACCTGCAATCCAGGCGAGCGCCTACTATTCGATGACGACAACGCCTTTTCAATTCAACAGAATCCGACTAGCAATACCTACGTGCTTGAAGTGAGCGATCTAGCGCCGATGCTCCAAGAGATTCCGCGCCCGGTGCATTGGCGCAAACGGCGCGTACTCTTTTATCGCAATCGCGGAAGTGGCGATCAGTTGATTATCAGCGCGCTTTCGCGTTTCTTTCGCGAAGTGCTCGGCGCTGATCCGCGGCAGCTTAGCGACCGCGTTCACGAGCAGCTATGGGCGTTTAACCCGCATATCCTCTCCGCGCCATTGTCAACCCCGTTACATCTTGATGCGGTCTGGCGCGCCAAGGGCCGCCCATTCTTTGATCAGGCGTTTTTCGTCGAGAGCGCAACCGAATGGGAGAACGATGCCGAGCAACCGAATGTGTACGACAGATTATTCGCCTTGTGCGGCTTTGATCCGAGCCGCATCGCGAGCAAATTCAAGCGGCCCGTATTCAACGTCAGCCAAGCCGATATCGACAAGCGTACAGCATGGCTACTAAAAAACTCACCCGTCCTCAATGATGATTATATCTTCGTGCAATTGCGCGCAGCCAATAAGGTGCGTTCACTACCGTTAAAGACTGCTCAACTTGTGTTGCATGCTGCGTCAGACGTCGCACGAAAAAAGAATCTCGCGGTGCTCGTCACTGATGATCAACCGCTTTCGAGCGAACTAATTGAGCTATGCACTCTGTTGGGCTTATGTAATGTCGCGCAAAAGATCGATGGGGTACGGTTGTACGGCACATTGATTGCCGGCGCCCGCGCAGTCGTCGGACCTGATTCAAGCGCGCTGCATTTCGCGGCAGCTAATGAAATACCCGCAGTCGGGATCTGGGGAGCGTTCGATCCAGAGTCACGCTGCAAATATTACCCGAATCAGACGCATTTGTGGCACAAGGAATTGTGCATGAATTCGCCGTGTTTCAATTTCATGCCCGAGCTGCCGACCCACAAATGCCCGCGTGGCCAGCAGCAAGAACACTGCGAATGTTACGACGGCATCACGCACGATGAGATTTATTCAGCGATCCTAGAGGCCTTGCAATGATTGATGAACGAAGCGCCAAGAATATCGCGACGTTGCACCCGAGCTTGCAACCACTGGCAACGAAATTGATTGAACTCGCCGTGGACCGCGGAATTACCGCCAAGGTGATCTCAGGATTGCGCACCTATGCCGAGCAAAATGAACTCTATGCCCAAGGACGCACGAAGCCAGGCAATATCGTCACCAAAGCAAAGGGCGGGCAATCCTGGCATAATTTCGGCACCGCATTCGATATCGGCATCTTTTCTGGCGACGGAAAGAAATATTTCGGGGAAAGCCCAGCCTACAAGACTTGTGGCGAGATCGGCGAATCTCTCGGGCTTGAATGGGGCGGCCGCTGGCAATTCGTCGACGAACCCCATTTTCAGCTCAAACTTGGGCTATCGATCGCTGAGCTGCACAAGCGCAAAATGGCTGGCTTGGATGTCGTTACGGGTGAACCAGTGTGAACGATGAATTAAAAAAGCCGAATGGCCTCAACTGGCCAACAGTCGCTTTAATTCTGGCTAGCGGCGCTGGTAATTTTTTTGCTACCCATCAAGGCAACACCGCAATGAGCGCTGAACAGCAGGAAGCTCTCCGTAAAATCAGGGAGTTACATAGTGAGCTTGACGATTTCAAACGATGGCAGGACAAAGCGCTTGAGAATCAGAATGATATGATGCGCAGCGACACGAAACTCCTTGACGAGATTCACAAGATTGTCATGAGGCTTGATCGGCTGAAATCGTACGACCAGGAGAGAGGCGCCCCGCAATAAATGCCGGATACCTCTAAATCTGCGATATTCGCTGCGATAATTTCTTGAGCAAAAAACTTAAGCCATTGAGCAGCAATTACTTACAAAACATGGAATTTGCCCTTTCAGGGCATACCTATATCCTGGCTTTTTCTAGCATAAGGCATTGATAATCAACGGTGTTCGATCGGAATTAAGGATTCTGGAGATCTGGGAGAATGGGGAAGATATGGGTTGCTCAGGTCGTTTTCTGCTATTATTATAGCAATCCATGAAACCGACAAAAATCAATAATAAAGGAACTCCTTGGAGTGTCGCAATCCCGGCTCGATGGACTAACGACGGCAAACGAAAGGCCAAATATTTCAAAAATAAAGAAGATGCATTGACTTTCTGCAAACTCTGCAAAGAGCGTGGACCCGCAGCTTTGACTCAGTACATTGCGCCGATTCCTAAAACCGAGGCTCAGCAATGGGAAAGCAGGATTCGTTGGGCGATGAAAGAACTTAATGGCAATCCGAGTCTCATTGATGATGCAATCGAACATTTCAAACTTACCCGACTCAACGTCAAGCCAGCTACGGTTCGGGAAGCGGTGGAAGCGTTCCAGGCGTTTCGGCGAACCGACGTTTCAAAGCGCACGGTTCAAAGCGACGGTCCCCGGCTGGCCAAGCTTATGAATTTTGAAGCTTTCTCGGAGATTCAGCTTTCCGCGGTCACCAAATCCCAATTGCTTGAGTTTTTCCAGACGATCAATAAGGGGAATCGTCGAAGCGTTTATAAAAGCGTTCGCGTCTTTTTCGGTTGGGCGCATGACTGCGGCTACCTTGGCCAAAACCCGATGGAAACGATTGATTCCAAAAAAATGGGCGAATTCGGGATCAAGAACGAACACTATCCGATTGCGACCTTTGGCAAAATGCTGCGGATCGCCGCGGGCCTCGAGCCGGCTGGCGAAGAAGAAAAGCCAACCCATGATTTTATCGATCTTTTGCCCTGGTTTGTTATCTCGGGTTTTGGCGGATTGCGCAGTTGCGAGGCCTTCCGGACCAACTTGAAACGGGATTCGCTCAAGTGGTCCGATCTGTACTTTGCCGGCGTAGATGAACCGAATATCCAATTGACTGAGACGGTGGCCAAAGGCGGTCGGCCGCGGCCCGTTGATATGGCACCGGCCCTCGAGGCGATCAAAGCCTGGTTGCCATTCTGCCCACGGGAAGGCAAGTACATCGTCCGCTACACGAGTAAAAAAATTGAGAACTTGAAAGCCCAGTTCACCAAGCGCACCGGGATCAAATTTCTGGAAAACGGATTCCGAAACAGTTTTGCGACTTATGCGCTTTCCTATTCGACCTTGAGCGGGCTCGGACACGTGGCCAAGCAAATGGGAAACTCGGAAGCAATCTGCAAACGCCACTATGCGCAAAACCTGCCGACAGGCGCCGGCAAACGCTGGTTCGATCTGCGGCCGTTCGAGGTCGTGCCCGCCATTACTGCGGCAGTCTGAACGGCGATTCTTTCTTGTTTAAGGCAGTTCGCAGTAAAACCTCGATATAAGCCGAACGGCTGAGCCCGAACGCTCGAGCTGCTTCATCGGTTGCCTTAATAATCTCGGGATCAATCGAAAGCATGAGCTTCGCCTTGCCGGCGCTCGGTCTGCCAGGGGAACGTTTCTCATCTTTTTTCACGGCATACTAAAATATTGCCAAAATATTTCAAAATCAACTTGATTCCTTTCTGATCTTGCCGTATATCCAAAATACCATGATAATACTGACGCTATTCCTGCTTGGACCTGCATTCGGTGCGTACATGGTTTGGAAACTTCATCAATAGAAAGAATAAAAATGCGACTCAATAAACTCGAATTATCAATCCTGCTGGCCACGATTGCCGCGGCCATTGCCACTTGTCCCGCAAGGGCGAACATTGGCGATACCTATTCCGAAAGCTGCGCAAAGTTTGGTAAATCTGACGATGGCGGCACTGGGTGGGCTCATTGGACGATCGACGACAATTTCACGATTACCGAAGAGTTCGGTGGTCCAAACGGTACTTGTGACGCGATCTATTATTATCGATTCGATCGTTGTTTCTCCAATGACGAAGTCTTGACCTCGATTGCCTATAATGTCTCGGAAGCTTTTCAGGAAGTGGCGGTGCCGCAAGGCCGATTCTGGTCAACCCAAACTGATGGCACCACGGCGCTTTTGTGCCTGAGACAAAATCAGCAGGGTCGCAACCCTTATGAATTATCGATCTGGACCCAGAACAAACACGCTCGTTATGCCAACTGGCAGCGCAGTCAACGCATTAATCGTCCGAATCGCTCGGCACGGATGTAATGCTAGCCACTACGTATTGATACTAATATACGTTACGAGAGGGGGGCAAAATAGCCCCCCTTTTTCTTTTCCCAAAGTTGCAAGAATTGTGAGACTATTTCTCAAATCAATCAATTGTGACGAAATTGCCATTTTTCTTCTTTTCTTTAAGTCTGTAGTGAATATTGTTTTTTAAGTTTTACGCGGGATTTTGATTAGGGAATTCCCTTAGTGGGCAGACCAGCGTTGATGGATAAGGAATTGACAATCATGGCAAACATGGAAAAACAAAGCCCCCCCCCCCCCTCCAATCAGACGTTCTTCAATGAACTTCTGAGCATCCTTGATGAAGAGCGATTAATCAGATTCCGTCACCTAGCCAAAAAGGCTGGTTTGACCGATCTTGCCCGTCGTCTGACGAGCGAACTCCTTAAACGCGGACATTAAAGTCCCCCGCGTTTTTTTAACCTAAAGCGCACGTCCCCGGGAAAGTGCGAGTTTCTCGGGGACGGTTTGGGTTCCTTTTTCCTTGTGCATGGATTTCAGGAACTTGCAAAGCGCACGGTATCACGCGGCGCATTTATAAAGCAAACGTTTTCGCGATATCTTTCAAGTCCTAAATTAATCGCGTTTTCAACGTTTCAAGAGAAATGGCTCTTCCTTCGAAGCGAATGCTTTTGCGGCTCTGTACCGACGAAGACATTGAACATGTGCGCCAGTGGATGAGCCCAGCTGAACGTGCTGTCCTCTTCGCGCTTCATTTGGGGATCCAAATGAGTGAACGCCAAGTAGCCAAAACTTTCCAGATCAACCGATATCAAGCTGGTCGCCTAATTGAACGAATGAGGGCTTTGCTCAAGGATTCCTAAAATCTGTCAATAGACCATTTCCGCACATTTTCGAAATGTCCCTCTACGGGCCCTTCGACCAAAAGCGCGCCATTTGCGCACAGTTTGAAAATTGGCTGAAAACTGTGTGCTACGAGTCGCACTCGTGGACGGCAAATCTCAAAAGTCTGTTGATTCCTCAGTCTCTGTCCTTGAACCGCTGATTTCACTTCGTGAAGCAGCAAAGCTGACTGGGTTTAGTCCTGAGCAATTGCGCCTCTATGCCATCGACGGGACGATCCCAGGCGGCAGACAAGCGCGCAAAGGTAAACGGTGGCGGTTCAGACGCGATCTGATCGAGAAATGGGCGCAAAATTTCTATGCGCCGAAACCAGGGGAAGAAAATTGAAAACGCTGTTTTCTTCCGAGGACAAACGCAAAACGATTGGGCTCCCCGAGCTCGCCGAACTCACCGGCTATAAAGCAACCACGCTTTATGAGTGGGTAATCAAAGGTGAAATGCCCTTCGTATTCCGCGTCGGATCCGGCCGCGGCCGCAAATGGAAGTTTCACCGAGACGATCTCGAGATCTGGTGGGCAAACATTCACCAAACTTTCAAAAGCAACTAACCATTATGGAAAATTTTACCCTTCCGACGCAGCCCATCGGAGAACTTTTCTTTGATACGCTATATCTGGCCGGCGCAATTCTGCTCGTTTGGTCTTTAGTTAATGTAATCGCATCCTGGCGTTTGCATCGAATCTGGCAGCAACTCATCGAGCAACGCACGGAAATCCGCCGTTGGAAACGCTTTTGCGAGCTGCGCGATAAACAACAGCGAGATTGGAATTAGAAGGCGCTTAATAAAACTAACAGCGATGAAGAAGGCAGCTAAAACTAATCGATCTGGCAAAGTGCTAGAATACGTTTTCGAACAGCTTGCTCATTACGGTTTTCAACAAATTAATGGAAAGGAAATGGCGAAGATAAAAGTTCTTCCTCCGCGTTATGTTCATACTCATGCGGAATACAAAACTCTCTGGGGCACAACTGGATATCATGAAGGCGTAATTATAGCCGACAAACAAAATAGAAACGATTTTATCCAAAACAATGAAATCGATTATGCCGATCTCGATCATGTGGAAGCAGCACGAGGCCAGATAATGATAGTGGTGGAATGTAAATTCCAATCTGGTTCCGGATCGGTGGATGAGAAGATTCCTTACATACTTCAGAGTGCCGAAGTCTCTGCGATTCCAAATTGGATTTTAGTTTTGGATGGTGACTGGTGGATTAAAAATAAGCGAGGTCAAGCAGTTGTGCAATATGCCAAGCACGAAGCGGAACAAATCGCAAAGCAAATGGCCGATAAAAGAGTGTTAGTTTTGCTCAGACGTGAATTTAAAGAACTAGTCCTTCGAGCATGGGGGAAAACCGATGGATAAAAAACAAGCAGAAGAATGGATCGCCTCTCTTGACCAAATTAATACGGGTACTTACAGGCAAATTTTACTAATGGATAAAACGGGAATTCCAAAATTGCTCAATTATAAAAACCTAACGGAAATGGTAAAAGCAGAATTTAAAGGCTGGAAAAAATATGCAGTGAGTGACCGACGTAAAATTGTCATGGAACTCACTGAAGAAGGTTACAGCCAGCACAAGATTGCCGCCGTGCTTGGCGTAACTCAGCCAACAGTTCACAACGATTTAAACAGTGATAAAAATTTATCAAAAAAGGAGAATTCTTCCAAAGAAGAATCT